TATTGTGGTGGGCGTCAACCTCACCATGGACGGCTGGGAAACCGCACCAGTGGAAACTGACATCGAGGAAGGGATACGCTTATCCTGGACTCGCACGGTCGGGGATTACGAAATTCTCATCTGGGCAACCGGAATCCTCGATGAATACGATCTTGGCCTGACCATTGAGCACCTCCCCAGCGGCGAAATTCTGGAGTTGGAAAAATGGGATGAGCGTGAGCAGATCGACAAAATTTTGGGTGGCAAACTATGGTTAATCAAGAGCATGTTTGAGGATGCTGCCATGGAATGGCTGGAAGACCACTGCTATGATGAGGAAGGAGAGTTTTAGCCATGAAAGTACTCGATCATGTGCCCCCAACCATGCACAATTTTGTGACCGAAGCTTTCAAAACCTTATACATGGGGCACGATTGTTTCCTTGGCCCGGCCGAACCCTGTCCCGCCAATCCCCAGCTTTGGCGCAAGTTTTTCGGTGCCGATGGTTGGAACCGTCAAGGCACATATGATTTTGGGGCGACCTTCACGGGGCACCCCACGGACCACTACTCAAAACATAAAATCGAAGCTCACCTTCTCATTTCCGGCCTGTATGATGATGTGTATATCGAGTGGGTGATGGGGCATGGGGGGCTGGATTACGGGTGCGAGTTACCCTACTACTGGCCCGAAGCGACACGTGAGCTAGAAAAGTTTAGCTTCGAGGTGTACCGCGGCTCGCTAGAAAACCCGCAGGCACGGCTGCACCTGCGTGAGTTTATCGACGACTTAACAATGTGACGCATATCATAGTTTCGGGGCAGGTTTTCCTGGCCCCGGACTGGTATAATAGAAAGCATGGAAGATACGATAATGCAAATCATTAAAGAGGTGAAAGACCTTCTTCGTGACCAGCTGGTAAACCTTTGGGATGGCACATGGGAGCGTGAGGAGGATCATCGAGAAACATTTTTCAATTTGGGCTACTGGCATGATTTGGTGTACAAGAAACAATTTGGCGACTATGTGGTGTATGTTGGTTGCACTGGTGAACTAAACGATTTTGTTACTTTCATTGATATTCAGCGCAAAGGTGGTTCTAGGCGCGCGTGGCTGGAAACCCCCGATGATGGGCATGGTATTAATGCTGTCATTTCAGCGCGTGGCCGCAGGCGTTTGGGGCAAGAATTTATTGATGCCGCTAGCCGGTTCGTGGCGGGGGTAAAGCGTGAAGAAAGTTGATGAAGACCTGGCCAAACGGGCGTGTTTTGCCCGTTTGAGCTTGTGGGATATGGGTTTGGATCCGTGGGCTGGTGGTTGGAAGAAGTGCTTTGAATGCTTGCAAACCCCCATCGCCCCCACCAGGCATGTCATGTACTACAGGTGCTATGCGGGTCCCCGCCTGATTCTTGTTGGCTGCGTTGGTCGCCCTGATGATTTTTTCACATTCGTTGATATTCGTGACCTGGATAACGAATATCAATTGGCCACGGTAAGCTCGAAGGAGGATGAATTTATTGTCGATAGAATTTTGCACGGTAAGCGAAGCCGGCTGGAAAAAGAATTCATAGCACACATGGAAGAATGCAAATGACTGTTAAGAAGCTGGGGCGTATCCCCCGCACGATGCATAATTTTCTAAGGGGGCACATCGGTGATGGTGGTGCCCTGAAGTATGGTGGGGATAATCTGTCGTTATACCAGCGTGATCCCCTGTATGATTTGGAGGCGCAAAGGGTTAGCATTTGGCCTATCCCCGGTGGCCCCAATGATAACATTTCCCTATGGGCTCTAGCAAGGTTTGATGTTATGACTCCGTTCGAGGAGCAGGAAATGGAGGTTTTGCTGAGGATCTACCAGAGGGCAGGCAGCCGCCACCACCGTGTGTTTTTCCGGTGGCGCATATCGTATGGTAAACCGGCGGGTGATGATCTTCTCGCCATTTGGCCGGAGGCTAAGAATGTGCTGAACAATTTTCTGCACCAATGCTACACGCTGCGTCCTGGGCAAATTATCCCACATGATGCGTACACCCAGGCGGAGGTTGCGGAGATTGGGAAGCAAAATCTTGAACGTATGCAAAAAATCTTAGGAGGAGTGAATTTAATGGAAATATTGCAGGAATATCAGGCTGGCATACTTGAGCGGGTGGAGAATTTTCCCCGCGGCGGGATACCCGAATGGGTGGAAGCACAAGTTTTGCTGCATGAGGTTGATTCTTTGGAGCGCTTAGGCTACCCGATTGGGGGCATGAGCCCAAGCGACTACGCAGCTTTGGTGGCGGCTGCCACACCCCCGTGGCATTCCGCTAAAACCCCTGTTGAGGCTGCGCAAATCATGGCCGCGAATATCCGTCAGGTTTCGAATGGTGCGATGAGCCCCATGGAGATTAGCCGCATGCGGAGCGTGCTCATTCCCGAGGGGGAAGTGATTTTCCGTCTGATGCCTGATGGTTTTTCTAAGGTTGAGTTTGCAGCTAATCTGATGCTTGTGTTGGAAATGGTGGATGAGGTTTTGAAAGGTTCGCTATGAACATGAACATTGAAGAGTTTAAGGAATGCCTGAAAAAACGGGTTGATGTTTTCCCGAAAGCGGGGGTGCCGGATTGGGTTGTGGCCACCCCCTTGGTGTTACAGTTGTCGCTGCTGAAGGATGCGGGGCAGGATGTGGGGGTTTCGGAAGAAAAGCTCCGGTTCCTGGCGGCCGCCGCGGTACCCCCATGGTTGGGGGAGTCGGACCCTGTGAAGATTGCGGAAATGCTCATCGAAAACGCGATGGCTGTTTTCAATAATTTTGATGATTTTGATGTGTTCACTTTTGCGTATGCGGTAATCACAGCCCATGCTGATGCGGTGATCCCCTTGCTTTCGGATCAGGATTTAGTGAATAAGCTAAAGCATGCTGAGGGTGTTTTGTTTGATGCTATCGCCTACGAATGCTAACATGTGACCAACATCACCACCCGTTTCCCGGTTTAGACTTGCGGTCTAGGCCGGGGATTGTTATAATAGGGGCATGGTTAATATCAATTGGGGCGCTGCGATGACCGCGGCGCAGGAAGGCCGTTTGGCAGAATTTTTCAGCAGGGTGCTAGAGCGCAAGGATGATGCGGAGCGTGAAAAGGTTGCCTATAAGGTTGATGGTTTCACACAGTTCACTGAAGATTGTTTCCGCAAGTTTGCCGAGGATTACGCGTATCTGCTGGGGGTGAATGAGGGCCTGGCCACCCTGGATGTGATTCAGGATGGTGCAAAAACCGGTATGGCGATGGAAGAGCTCTTGGCCAAGGCTGAAGAATGCCATGCCCACACCATGTACATGTTCCGTGAGGGTGAAAAAATTGATGACCCCAAAGATAATCGTATCGCCACACGCTTGTATAAAATCGCCTACGAGTTCCATAAGGCAAGCCTGCAAAACTATTTGAAAGGGGAAACCAAATGACGGACACTTATCTTGATGTTTGCGAGGGTGAGGAAGATCACTATGATGCTTTCCTGGGCGAAAAGTATTGGGTGATTGAGCAGCTACGTAAGAAGCACTGCCCTGAAACCTCGAAGGAACTTTTCAATGATGACCATGCTTACCATCGGCTGGTTGATGATGAGGCGGAGCAGTGGCGGCTATACTACTGGGGTGATGACCGGGGTGAGGTTATCGAGGTTTTGAAGCAGTCGGATATCCGCTACCCCAATAATGGGGGTGGGTTCACTAAGGTGCAGCCTGGCCAGATGTTCTTATCCCGTGGTGATGATGTTGTTTCGTTCTATGGTGAAAAATCATTGGTTCGCCGAATCAGTTTCATCAACCCGGACCTAAATGTTCCACACAATGACCACCCGCATATCGCGTTCCACTACCTGCTTGTTGGTGATGTGATCGGTGAGGGGAAGTTCATTACCACTTTTCATGGCGGTTATTCGCGTGAGGATGATGGTGTGCCGGACACCGCGTGGACTAACATGGAGATTTCTGACGGCACCGAAGAGGGCGAACGGCAGCTGGATGCTATCGCCCCTTGGCGTCATCGGGCAATGGCCGTGTTCAAGCAGGATGTTGAGAAAGTTTTGACAGCAAAAATCCGTATCGGCAAGAACGCGGATCAGGAGATTGCAACGCTTTTGTATATGAATAAACAGCACCCGGGCGAAAAATTTGTTACCGCGGGTGATGGTTTCGTGTGGTTGTGGCGTCAAGACTGATTTGCAAACAGGCGAGTAAAGGAGTATAATAAAGGCCATGGCAACGTTTGAGAAGATGAACCGGGTTGACCAGTTGTTGGAAGAATACTACCCGCATAAGCCGGGCTGGTACATCGCCTACGGGTGGTTTTATGACCGGGTGCTTGATACTGAAAATGATGAGTGGATTCTTGACCCTGACACAACCGGGGGCAAGAAGGCAATCGAGGAGCTGCTACCCCAGGCTTGGGTTGGGGCACGGGTGCACGACCTACGCAAGGATCCGGTGCGGTTTGAGGGAATGCGGTTCTACCGCCGCGAGGATGACAGTTGGTTTTTCTCACAGTATGTGATGCTACCCCAGGCCGCGGGCGGGGATCACATGTACTATTTCAACATGCACCGTGAACACGACGATGATGGGTCATTCCTGTTCCTTGATATTGGTCATGGTGCGGACCACCAGTGGGCAGGTATCGAATCTTGTTCCGGCGATCCCGATTCTGATGCGATGCTTGATATTATTCTGCCTGGTTGGCGGGATGTGTTGGCGGAGTTTGATGCTAAGTGTGTGAAGTTTCTTGCCGAAAATGACCCCCTGTCTCAGCCGAAATGTGAGGATGTGCCCGTGAGCTAGCGAAGGCCCTACCCCACTGTTTGTGGGGGTGGGTGAAGTCGATACCGCATGATGGTGTCGATTGTCCCCCGTCCCTAAAATGTGAGGAAAAACACATGAAACTGGATCATTCGTTTGAAGAGTTCGACGCGGAAATGAAACGTCAACAGCGCCTTTGGGTTGGTTTGATGGTGTTCGCGGTGATCGTGAAACTGGTTATTGTTGTTGCTGCTATCGTTGCCCTGGTGTGGGCTGTGGCGCATTTCATGTAAGGAAAGGTAATTGTGACTGAGTTAACACAAACCCCGGATGGTGGGGAAACCAAGGGCTTGGGCATGGGCACCGTGGCTATTGAAAAAACCCCTGGCACGGAGGAGGTGAAAGGCATTGCCCATAAGCTTGCATTAGCCTCAAAAGAGATTGGGGCCGTGGGCAAATGGGGGCAGAACCAACACCAACGGTACAACTTCCGTGGTATCGAACATGTCATCAATGCTGTTCACCCGGTGTTTTCCCGGCTTGGTATCGTCATCAAAGTGAAGGTTCTTGACTGGAAGTACGAAGTTGCTACCACATCGAAAGGCGCAGGTCAAATCCGTGTGCGGCTGTTGGTTGAGTACACGTTTATTGATGGTGAATCAGGCGATGAACTATCCGTGACCGTGCCTGCGGAGGCATTCGACACCAGCGATAAAGCCACATCAAAGGCCATTAGTGTAGCGCTGCGCACAGCCCTCACCCAAGTGTTGTATATTCCCACTGCGGAGGTTGACCGTGATTATTCTCACATCACGGTTGATGGTGTCGACCATAGCGAGGTTGATAGCAAGCCTGATAAGCCCAAGGATTTGTCGGAAGAGTTCATTTCTGGTGTGATGGCTATCACTGATCTTGAAGCTTTGCGGAATGATTATATGAATCTTTCTCAAGATTTGCGTGAGGACCCCCGTGTGATGCGCTTGTACAAGGATTGCAAGGACCGTTTGGAAGGCAAGACCGATGCTGGTTAAAGTGCGGGTCACCGAGGGCAAACCCAAGGTTGGGGTTGATGAGCTTCAAGACTATGATGCGGCTTTTCTTCTAAGGCTTTTGGTGGCCGGGGCGTCGGGAACCCAGGCTGATGTGGATACTTTCTTAGACTTTGTTCATGAATCCTATGGTGATTTTATGCGCCACCTTGAGGTTTTGTTTGACTTCCATTGGGTGTGCACGATTGGGGAATCGCAGGATTTGCTTAGCATTAGTGTTGTTGCCCCACCGAATTGTAAAATGGTGTTGTTGGGGGCGGCTAAACGCCCCGTGCGGGGCAGGTACACTGATGGGTTTGATGCGTTTTGGAAGGCTTACCCGCGCCGGGTGAATAAGGCCAAAGCGTTTCGGGCGTGGAAGAGTGCTGTTGAAACTGTTTCTGAGGAAATCCTGATCGACGCCGCCAAGCGGTACGCCAAGTATCATAAAGCCGTTGGCACAGACCAGCAGTATATCAAACACCCAACCACCTGGTTGAATGGTGGAGAGTGGGATAGCGTGCCTGTGATACCGTCACTGTTACGTAAACCACCCAGCCCAGAGTATGAAAGCTTGCACATTGATGATCTGGAGGCGTGGGTTCGGTAATGAGTATCAGCCATGAAGCTACCGAAAAATTATTGGAGAAAATGATCGTGTCGGTGTGGGGTTTCAAACGGCCCCAAAACACCACGGAGCACGATATCCTGGTTAACGTGTGGCATCAATCGTTGAATGCTATTGGTGACTACCCGGAGCCGGTGTATGATATGGCTTTCGGAAGGTGGTTTGGTTTGGCGCGTGCCACTGATTCGCCCCCAAGACCTGGGGATATCGTAGCCCATTGTGGTCATGTGATGGCGGATTTGGGGCGTGACCCTAAAATGCGTGAGCGTGTACGGTTGTGGCGTGAGGAACGGCGCAAGAAGATTGATAGCCTTCTGGCAGATGAGGACAACAATAGTAAGATAGGAGATGGTGATGAGTCTTGATGTTTCATTCCGGGGCAACCTTGGGGGTGATCCCGAGTTGAGGTTTACGCAGGCGGGGAAGGCTGTGTGTTCTTTCAGTGTTGCTAACACGGATTCGCGGAAGAACCAGGCTACTGGTGAGTGGGAAGTGGTGGACACGACATGGGTTCGGGTGTCGTGTTTTGATCGGCTTGCTGAATCGGTTGCTAATAATTTGCACAAGGGTGACCGGGTTGTTATTACGGGCCGGCTTGTGAACCATGAATACCAGGATAAGAATGGTGAGGTTGCCCACAGTTTGCAGGTAACGGCAACCGCTATCGGTTTGGATTTGGCGGGGAAACGATTCCAAAGTCAAGGCCAGACGGCAATGCAGGGTGGCAGTTTGCAGCAGCAGGCGCAGCAAGGTTGGATAGGCGCACAGCAGCGCTACCAGCAGCAACAGCAGCCACAAATGCGCCAACCCCAACAACCATGGCAAGGAGGCGTTGACAATGAGCAGCCCCCGTTCTAAAGAAAACACGGTACTTGTGTTTACAAAACCAGCCTGCCCACAGTGTGACGCTGTGAAGAAATGGTTTGATAAACACCCGGATGTTCCGGTAGAATACGCCCCCATTGATGAGAATGTGCTTAATCAAGCCGCTGCTGATGAGATACTACAGGCCCCCGTGGTGGTGCTTGTTAAGGAAGGTTTAAGGGAGCACGCGCATGGTGGTTTTAATCGCCTGCGGTTGATGGAGTACCGCAAAGCGTTGCTACCGTAAGTCAATTGCCAATCACCCCCCCCCTGTTGTGGGGGGTTCTAGTTTATGTGGGGAGAAACACACGTGAATGAAACCTTAGCATTGGATGAGGAAAAAACCCTGTTGGGCTGTTTGTTGATGGGGGGTGTGGGCACGGGTGAGGTGTTCACACTGGTTGAAGCCAAGGACTTTCAGCACTGGGCACACCAGTCGGTGTTTGCGGTTATGCAAGATTTGTTCATGGCGGGGGTTGATATTGATGCTATCAGTGTGCTGGGGGGTTTGGAGAAGCGGGGCGAGTTGGGGCGTATTGATGGTAGCGTGGTGCATGACCTGCTATCCAAAGCCACGATGAAAAGCGATATACCATTCTTGGCGGGGAATGTCAAGGAGCGTTCCCGTAAGCGCCAACTGTGGTCGCTGGCTGCGCATATGGAAACACTGTGTAAGGAACCGTCGGTCACCTCAACGGATGTTTTGGGTAGGGTTCGTGACGGTTTGGATAGTATTATGTTATCGTCGTCGGCTGGTGGGGCGAAGCATATTGAGTTTGCGGAGTCGTTGGATTGGTTAGCTGATGCTATGGCTGGTCAGCTTCCGCAGGGGGTGGCGACTGGGTTTCGGGGGCTTGACGCAATGTTGCAGGGGTTGCAGGGTGGGCAGTTGGTTGTTGTTGCGGCACGGCCTGGGTGCGGTAAATCAACGTTGGCGGTTGATTTTATGCGGGAAATTAGTATTAGGAATGGGCTTGCTACCTTGATGTTTTCGTTGGAAATGTCTTCGAGGGAGATTCAGCAGCGTATTTTGGCCGCGGAAACCTGTACGAATATTAGTGCTATCCGCGGGGGTCACGTGTCGGTGGATCAGTTCGAGATGCTGAAACGGAAGGCTGGGGAGATATCGGACGCCCCTATCTATATTAGTGATGATGCTAGCCAGACGATTATGGATATTGTTTCGAGATCAAAAATTGAGGTGCGCAAGAATGATGTGCGACTCATAGTCGTGGACTATTTGCAGTTGATTACCCCCGCCAATGTGAATGTGCCACGGCAAGAGCAGGTGGCGCAGATGACACGGCAGCTGAAAATTCTTGCTAAGGATTTGAACGTGCCTATTGTGCTGGTTGCCCAGTTGAACCGCAATAGTGAAAACCGCGATGGGGGCACCCCTAGGGCTTCTGACCTGCGTGAATCGGGTGCGATTGAGCAGGATGCTGATATTATTTTGCTGATTGATAGGCCTGATGCGAAAGACCCAGACCACCAACGCACCGGGGAAGCGGACATTATCGTGGCGAAGAATCGTGGCGGGGCCACGGGGGTGCACACGATTGCCCACCAGTTGCACTATTCGCGGTTTAAAGAGTTCCCCCAAAACATGTGATTCTTGCCACATTGGTTTGACAGATGGGTCACATTCGTGTATAATATATGGCGTAAGTAAAGGGGAACTCTAGGACTGAGGAAAGGTTGAGAAGTGAGTTTAGTTGAACAGTTCACCACCGTGGTGGATGCTATGGGTCCGAAACCCCCCACATCATACGAATGGTTGGACAGTTTCGGTGAGGAACGCGCGGCAATGATTGAGGCTTTGACCAGGGATGATGTGGTGTTGCATGATTTATGGCTGGTTGCTACATCGTTGCAGGGCAACCCGTACCCGCACCAGTACAAGGCGTTCTGCTCAATGGTGGCTAACCTACGCAACAATGTTCGCTAAGAAGTTTTTAAGGAAGAGTGAAGCATATGGGTGATGTTGATAAACTACTCGCAGCACCCCCGAAAGGGGTTGTGCCCGGTGTGGTGATGGATGGTGTCGAAGGGGTTGTGACTTCCCCGCCACGAACCACGCCGCCATCTGAGGATGATTGGGGGCATGTTCTGGAAGCGTTCGGGCTTGACCCTGAGAAATATTCAGTCGAGGGCCCGGTTCGCCATTCGGCTTGGGAAGTGCCGGGGCATGGGGTGCAGCACGCTTACCGTGCTAAGGTTATTTTAAGGCCACAACACAATAGTGATATCGAGGACCTATTAGATTCCATCTACCTGGAACCAGTCGATAATGTCACACGTGACGGAAACTGGTTGACTATCGTACTGTCCGACACGCATATTGGGAAGAGTGCTGAGGCAGGTGCTGGCACCGAGTACCTGATTGGCCGGTGGAAAACCGGGGTGATTCGGGCCTTAGAACATCATGAGAATATCGGTGGCGTGAACCTGGTTTTTGCCGGTGACCTGATCGAGGGCTATACCTCGCAGGACGGTAAGATGATTGCCGAGTGCGACCTGACCCTTGCGGAACAGCTGCGCACGTGTCAACACTTGGTGTCGTGGACTGTTCAGGAAATCCTATCGCGGGTTGATAATTTGGCGGTGTCGGTGGTGCCTGGTAATCATGGTGAAACCACGCGCAAACAATCACGCCCCATGTCCGACAACTACGATATTATGATTGTTTCCGCTGTTCAGGACGCTTTCAGCATGGTTGACACGTCGATGATGCGGGGCAAAAATGTGCGCTGGCTGTACCCAGACCACACCCGGGGCAGTGTCACCTATGATTGTGGCGGCACGGTGTTCACGATCGTGCATGGGCATTTATTCAAGGGTCAAATTAGTGGTGCGGAAAAATGGTGGTCAGGCCACATCGCTAATGACAGTGAGGAAGCCCAAGCGGATATTCTCATCAGTGGGCATTTTCATAATTTTCATATCGAATCGTGGACGGCTAAGCGTTGGATCGTGTCGGCACCGGCGTTAGAGAAAGAGTCCACATGGTTCCGTAACCGCACCGGCTCGACATCATACGGCGGCGTACTGTCGTTTATCACGGTTGATGGTGTGCCACGTAACATTAACATTTTCTAAGAAAGAAAGGAAAGTATCATGGGTGATTACTATAAGTTTGGGGACGTTGAGGTGTGGGATATTTCACGGCATTTGACCGGGAACGCTGCCCAAGCAGTCCAGTATATTGCGCGGTCTTGCCGGCTCGATGGGCTGAATAAGCATGTTGACCTGGTGAAACGTATTGAGGATTTGGACAAGGCGCGGGACATGTTGTTGGACGAAATTTACCGGCTTATTGGTGAGGAAGCCGCCCCTGATGATAAGGTTAACCTTCATGTCGATGATGATTATGAGGGCGTGATTCATGATGAAGCCTAGGGATTTTTTTCTACAGTTTTCTGCGGATGGTGTGCCCAAGCCCCAGGGTAGTAAGAAGGCGTTTGTGCGTGGGGGTAAGGCGGTGCTGGTTGAGCAGGCGGAGGGGTTGAAGGAATGGCGGGACCATGTGGCTTCCACAGCGGCAACCCACATGCAATACCGCGGCTTAGAATGCCTTGAGAAAACCCCCATGTCAGTGAAACTAATTTTTGCCATGCCCCGCACCAAAGTAATGAAACCAACCGACGGTTTGGAAATGGTGCAACGCCCTGATATTGATAAGCTTGAACGCGCAATCCTTGACGCATTGACCGGTGTGGTATTCAAAGACGATTCCCAGGTTTGCGACCTTCACGCCATTAAGCGCCGTTGCGCACCAAACGAGCCACCGAACGTGTTTGTGCAGGTAGAACCAGTGAAAGGCCCGATCATCGCATGGTAGACTACGAGTTAAAAGAAGAATTGCTGCGTGAAACCCGTGAGGTGTTTATTGGTTTGCGTAGCCTGGTTGAGCCGGTGGGTAACCGTCGCATGCAGAATGCGACTCATGCGGATTTAGCGGTTGAACTTATCGACTACCCGGATGCGGATTTGAAACATTTGGGCATGCTGGTTCAACTGTTAGTGTCGCGGGGATGTATGGCTTCCGGTTGGTTAAGGTTTTTCTGGGTTTCTAAGAGTGGCCGGGTTGTTGGGGCAGCGAGTACCCTAACCGCGGATGATGTGTGTGATATCGCTTTCGAAGTGGAGTACGCTATCAACCAGGCCTACAATGACTTTGATGAGCTGGATACTATTTTTGAGGCGTGGGCTAAGCAGCGCCTGTTTTCTAAGCGAATCCTTGGGTACAGTGATTATGTGCCGGATTGGGTGCAGTATGATGTGGCTGCTGAGAAAATCGGTTGCCCCCCATCGTCTATCCTTGAGGCGGTGAACCGTGATTTTATACGGCACAAAACGCACCTGGGTGCTTTGATGGTGGATTTGCGCAGTGTGCGGGCTTGGAGGGCCGGCCGGAAACACTAATATTTTGTTGTGGCATGGTATAATATTCCCCTGAAAATTGTTTGTTTAAACGCTTTTTAGGGGAATATTTTTATGGGTTTATCAGCTAGCGCTAGGGGCTACGGCAAGATGCACCAGCGTGCCCGTGAAAGTTTGATGCTTCGTTTGCGTGATGGTACACCGTGCCCGTGGTGTGGTAGGCCAATGTATGCTGTTGCTGTGAAGAATTTTGATGGTAAGCCATTGGCTGCTGACCACCTGAATTTTCACGGGGCAAAGAACGGTGAGTTACCGGAACGTTTGTTGCATTTTACTTGCAATAGCCAGCGGGGTGGTGGTGAGGTTACCACTAGTAGTGTTCGGAAAATTGTTGTGATGGGTCCCCCGTGTGGGGGTAAAACCACGTGGGTTGGGGAGCATGCGAAACCCGGGGATATAAGGATCGACTATGACCATTTATGCAACCTTGTTGGCGGCTACCCTATCGGTAATCATGATTACCCACAAGTGGTGGCAAGACTGGTGAGGAAAGCAAGGCTGCTACTTATTAAGGAAGCTTTGAAACAGTCCGAGACGGATGTGTATATTATTCACTCAACACCCAGCGAGTCGGCACTACTACGCTATGCGGAAGCCGGGTGCGAGTTCAAGCGCATTGATCCTGGTGAGGCGATTGTTCGTGAACGCTGCGCTAGGTTGCGACCGAAGTCATTCATGCTTGGTGTTGATAAATACTATGAGAGTATGCGCAAGAAAAACACCCCTGTCGCCCCGGCCGGTAGTACAGGTTCGGGTTTTTGGGGCTAGTGATCGAGAGGTAAAACATATGGCCAGAATACACGACGGTAAGGAATATCCCGAGGATTGGTTGTCTGGGGGCCGGTTCGTTTATGATTCCTACCGGGAAGAACCCAAGTCCGTGAGCATGGAAAATCTTATCATTATCGCATGCCGACAACGCGACCGAATCGACCGACTGAAACGCGAGTACGGCAAAATTGTGCGGGGTGTGGTGAAGCAGGTTGAGGAAGAAAAACCTAAGAAGAACGCCAACAACATTGATGATGAGGATGACGAGCTGCCCCGCTACATCGTTGTCGTTGATTCTCTGATGGGGGAGATTCGCAACCAGGAAGACCTGTTCCGCAAAACCATTAACGATGTGGAACGACACCGCATCAACGCTGTGAAACAGATAAGGCAGGAAAAAGACAATGGTGACAGCTACTACGTCGATGGTAAAGAGAAAGCCTTTTCCGAAATCATCGGCTCACAAAACTTTAAGGGGTAAACAAACCCCGTATAATTTGCGCGAAGCCCCCGCCTACGACCATGGCGAGGGCAGGGAAATTATTGCTTTTGCTAAGATCATTGGTGTCGAGTTGATGCCGTGGCAGGAGTACGATATTTTGGCCATGTGCAGCAAGAACGAGGTCGGCCGATATGTTCACTCTGACAACATTTTGATTATCCCTAGGCAGAATGGTAAGAGTTTGGGCATCTCTCTTATCTGCCTGTACCGTGCCATAAAATACGGTTGGCGCATACTATACACGGCCCAGCTGTGGGATACGGCTAATAGTATTTATTTGAATTTGCTTGGGGTGGTGAAAGCGTTCCCCCCACTGGCCGGTATGCTTAAGCGTTTTTCAGGCTCCCAAGGCAAGGGTGTGCTGGAGTTCGAGGGTGGCGGGGTAATATTTTTCCAAACCCGCGGTGACGACACCGCCCGTGGTATCACGAAAATATCATGTGTTGTCTATGATGAGGCCTATAACTTGACTGACGGCGCCGTGGCCGCTATCAACTTTACTACCCAGGCTGCTGATGATCCGCAGTTTTTCTACATTACCTCAGCTGTCCATAAGGCTTTCAAAGCCCACCAGGACGGTAGGGTTATTTCGGCGATGAGGCGTCAGGCGTTGGCGGGGCCTGACCCTGTTGACCCCATCTACCTGGCAGAATATCGGGCGCCTGGTGATGCTAAGCCTGATGTTGAAGAAACCTGGATCCTGGCGAACCCGTCCTATGGGTTCATCATGGATGAGACGAAGATTAGAAAACAAATGAAACGCTTGAACACTGAGATTGGTAGGATCAATTTTGGTGTCGAGTGCTTGGGTTGGGGTGACTGGTTCAATGATGAAGATGATGAAGATTTTACACCAATTATTGATTATTCCGATTGGGAAGCTGCTACAGTGGTTGATCCCGTACTGTGTAGTGTCGGGGCTGTGTCTGCTGTTGGCATTGATGTTGACTTGGGGGCTGTTGGCTGTGCGCTTGTGAGCGCGGAGAAAATGGCTGATGGGAGATGGTTTTTGTCGCTGGCCCCCCGTGATGAGTTTGACCGTGTGGGTGTTGTTGCCGATATTGAGCGGGTGATTGGGCTTCGTGACCCGATTGGGTTTGCTTATGACCAGAAGGGTGTTGCGGAGACTTGCACTGCGTTGTTTGAGCAGCGGGGTTTGGAACCAACACGGTTTAATAAAACTGAGGTTTCTAAGGCTTATATGTTGTTTATGCAATTGTGGCGTGATGGTAAGATCAAGCATGATGGTTCGCCGCGGTGGGTTGATGCTTTGTCGGTGGTTTCTGAGAGGGATATTCAGGATTCGGGTAAGGCTTTGAAGCGGAATAATCCGGCCGGGTGCCCTATCATTGCTGCGTCGTTTGCGTTGTTGTTGGCGGCGGATTATAAGCCTGCTGAGGTTGATGTTCGGCGTGCACCTAGGGTTTCGATGCGTATTTCGCGTAAGCATCGTGGTTTGTGATTTTGGTCACGCCCTGGTTTGTCTTGTGTGGGGCTGTCGTCATGTGGTCTATGTGATTGTTCATTTGTGATGGTGGCCCCGCCTATGGGGCTGCTAGATGCCTTAAACGGCGTTTGCCCTGGTGGGCATGTTTACTACTGGAAGGTTAATGGAAAATAATGGGGTTACGAAAATTCTTTGCAAAGTTCAAGCCGAAGCGCACTAAGGAAATCGGCACCGCCACCCCCACGGGGGGGTACCGGGGGTACCGTCGCATCAACGACACAAACCAAGATTTGATATTCCCCCGCAACATCGCGGTTTATAATAAAATGCTCAAGGAAGACGAACAAGTATCAATGGCGTACAGCGCCTGCACGCTTCCAGTGCTGCGCGCCAAATGGCACATAGATTCGAATGGTGCCGATCCTGAGATTGTGGAGCGGGTAGCCCAAGACCTCAAGCTACCAATCCTTGGCGTTGACTCACCCCCCGTGACCAGGCTTTCTAGGGGGGTATCGTGGCAAGAACATTTACCCCAAGCGCTGCTAGCCCTGGTGTTCGGATTCGCCTACTTTGAACAGGTGTACGAACAGGACGAAACCGGGTGGCACCTGGTGAAACTCGCCCCACGCTGGGCTGACACCATCTCCAAAATCAACGTGGATGAGAACGGAAACTTAGAATCCATTCAGCAAAAAACCGTGAGGCTAGAAAACGGCAATGATCTTACCCCCGTAATCCCGGTTGATAGCCTGGTCGGGTATGTTTATCGCCCTACTAATAGTGACTGGATGGGCACTAGCATTCTTCGCCCCTGCTATCGCCCGTGGCGACTCAAAGACGAGCTGCAACGGCTTCAATTAAAAACTCTTGAGAGAAACGGCATGGGTATCCCCGTCTATGTGGCGTCGAAAGAAACCCTATTGGGTCGCCCGGAGGATTTGCAAGACGAGATTGATAGGGGCCAAGAATTAGTTGAGGCTATCCGTGCCGACGATTTTGCAGGCGTGTCAATCCCCCCAGGCGCATCATTCGAGTTCAAAGGGGTTTCCGGTCAACTGCCCGATGTTTCGGGTGCCATTAAATCATATAATGATGCTATCGCCAAAAGCGTGCTAGCGCACTTCCTAAACCTCGATGATGGTGGCGGATCGTATGCCCTTGCCGACACCCAGTCGTCGTTCTTCACGCAGTCGTTGCAAACAATTGCGGACTGGGTGGCACTCACTGCGCAAAAGTACATTGTTGAGGATTTGATAAGCCTAGCATTCCCCGACTACAAGGGCCCCGTGCCCCTCATCAACTGCGACCCCATCGCCTCGAATAGTGAGCTGAAACCTGAGATGTGGCCTAACGCTGTTGCTGCGGGTTTGGTTGATCCGAGCGATCCTGTGACGCGGAAATATTTTCACCGTAAAATGCAAATCCCTTGGTCCGGTGACACTGAAACTAATAATATTGACAATGGCGAGGGTGATGTTTTGTTGTAGTATGTTATAATATTCCGCATGAATGAATGGAATTTCTTTTCCGACATTTCCGACTGGGATATTGACCTTGCAGGATTCCGTGAATTCATCAACCAGGCCACCGAGGAACCGTTAATAATTAATATTAATTCCTATGGTGGTGACGCAATGCTTGGTATCGCCATCGCTAATATTATTCGCAGTAGTGAAAATAGTACGGTGGCGAATATTTGGGGTATCGCAGCATCGGCGGCTAGTGTGATAGCGGTGGCGTGTGACCGGGTTGTTATGCAACCGTCCGCAACCCTCATGATCCATGATGCTTGGACGTGGGACGCTGGTGGGACGATCCCCGAACTAGATTCCACCCGTGAACAATTGGATCAGTTGTCGAATCAGATTGCTGACATGTATGTTTCTAAGGCTGGTGGGACGCGTGAGCAGTGGCGTGAGTTGATGGGTGCGGAAACTTTTTATACTGGTCAGGCCGCGGTTGAGGCTGGTTTAGCTGATGAGGTTGTGGCCAGTGACACTGGTGATGGTGCGGAAAATAAGAGTTTGCGTAAGATTGTTAACATGCATAAACAGGCTTTTGTCGCCAAGTTGCGGGGGCAAAACAATGCTGTTAATGCTGATGACGGTACCGAAAATGAGGATGTTATGGAGCTGAAAAACCAGCTTATCAAAATTTTAGAATTAGATGAGGCCGCCACCGATGATGATATCATCGAGGCCGTGCAAAATCTTGTAGACGATGGTGCGGATAAAGAAGAAACCACTAAGAGTGACGAGCCGGAAGAGTCGAAGCCTGCCGAAAACTCTTTGCCCAAGGGCATGGTTGCCGTTGACGAATACACCCTGTCTGAGCTGCGTAAAAGCGCCGACGCTTTGAATAAGATGCGTGAGGAAGCACGGCGTAATGAGGTTGTGAACCTTGTGGATGAGGCTATCAATTCGGGCCGCATTTCAGCAAATGGTAAGGACGCTTGGGTTAACTCACTGCTGCATGATTTTGAGGGCGGTAAGGTGTTGCTTGAGAATCTCACCCAGTCCACCCCTGTGAAGCGTGCTGCTGTCCGTGGCTATGAGAATAAGGGCAAGTCGCACAGTTTGCGTTCCGGCTTGAAGGTTCGGCAGATTTTCTAATAGGAAGATTGAATATAGATGACTAATCAAATTTTGACCGGTAACGCTTCCTTTAAGGCGGCTGCCGATGTTGTCGGCTACCGGTGTGTTAAACTCACTGGTAGCGGTGTTGAGCACGCTGGTGCTAGTGATGACGTGTATGGTGTTGCGATTCAGAACGCCTATAAGACCCCGGTTGTGACCATTGGCCAGACCGACCGTGTGACCGTGGTGACCTCCCCCGCTATTATTAATATTGCCTGTGATAGCACGGATGATTTGAAGACCGGGGATAAGGTGTACGCCGCGGCTGATGGTAAGGTTGCTAAGGCGGGTACGAAGCCGGTTGGTTTCGTGGTGCGTAAGGGCCGTAAGCATGTGTCGGTGCGGCTAGTGACCCCACTGGCCTGATAAGAAGAAGGTGAGAAAATGGCTTTTATTCTAGGCGAAAACAGCGGCGGTTCCTACACAGTGTCTGACTATGTGGACGAGCCGGAGTTGATTGTTGATGAGATTGTGAGCATTGTTCAGGATGCTGCTATCGAAAACGTGTTCTATTCTGATGATGGTGAAACCACTGCTAGCGCCATTATTTTCAAGCAGCGGGTAAGCCCGTTCCTGTCCGAGAGCCCGCATGAGGTTGCGGAGTTTGAGGAAATCCCCACCGCCGATATTCGTGTCGGTGATGATAAGGTGGAGAAGGCGTTTAAGATTGCGGAGGGTTTGCGTGTTTCTTATGAAATGATTAAGGACAACCGCATTGATCTACTATCCCGTGGTGTTGAGCAGCTTGCTAACGAATTCTTGTATGCTAGTGCACGTCAGGGCCTGGATCGGGTGAAGGCTGCTACTGATGAGCATAGCCAGGTGGTGACTGCTAGTGTGCCGTGGTCTACCGTAACAGCGGAGATTGGGCAGGATGTTTTGCGCGCCTGTGCAATGGTCTCATCTGCGTTGGTTGATGGTGATGTGGATGATGAGCGCAAGGCTGCCCTTGGCTACACCCCCGATACTCTGGTGATGCACCCCTCGGTGTGGTACAACATTATTGGCAATAAGACTATTCAGGCTGCGTTTATTGGCGCTAACTCTGGGGATAATCCCTATTTTAAGGGTTTCCAACCGTATAAGCCGTGGGGCCTGGATGTTGCCGTAAGCCAGTATGTTGACCCGAAGCAGGTGTTTGTTTTGCAGGCCAAGAAGCCGGGTGGTAAGAAATTCTTAGACCGTCCACAGGTCACCCCCTTGTACTCGCCCCATGGTGATAGTGGTATCGGTGGCGCAACCATGGAGTACCGGGCTGATATCATGGAGCGTTCGATCCGTGCCCTGTATGATCCTAAGGCTGTTGCACGGATTCAGGTGGGCTAATTATTATGAGGATTCGCCTAAAGATCGGGATTTGGTGGCAGCCCACGGATGATGGGGGCGAGGTGTTGCGTAAGCGTGGTGATGTGTTTGATGCTCACCCGCTGGACGCTGCCCGGCTGATTAGTTCGGGTGTGGCTGAGGATGCTAACGTCAAGCATGATAAGGTTGATGTTATTAATCTGGGCTTGCCGGAAGTGCCGACTGCTGACGATAATGACGACAGTGACAGCGATAGTGGCCCCGCCGATGACAGTAAACGCCCTGCACAAGCCGCTAAGGTTGAGTTGTGGCGGCAATATGTTGCTGGCCTTGGGGCTAGTGAGAAAGACATTAAAGGTTTGACCAAGCCTGAGCTTATCGCTATGGCCGATAAGCTTAGCTGATAGGAAGGTGGCGGGGTGGAAAAGTTATCGGTTGATAATATTGGGGTGATGATGCCCCGCCCCTTCCTCCCGGGGGAGTCGGATAGGTGCCGTGCCCTGATTGATTTGGCTTATGAGAGGATCGAGTTTGAGTTCGCTAGGCGTGGCCTGGTGTTGGCTGATGAGATTGTTTCTAAGCCTTGGCTAATAACCGCGGTCAAGATTGTTGTTCGCACCATGGTTGTAGAATCGTTGCTGACTGGTGTGAACATTAACATGGTTAGTGTGTCGTCTACCACTGGTGAGCAGTCGGACAGCGCAACCTTTGCAAAGACCGGGACTGAGGGGTTTGGCGGCGTGTTTCTTACCGAAAGGATGCTGCATGTTTTGGGGCTGCTACATATTAGCCCTCGCTATCGTGGAGGGGATGTTGTACCATTCCCGGAAAGCCGGAGGGTGAACCTGTGGAGTCAATAAGAATTTTCGACCCACCCGAAATAGGGTACGATGGGTCAATAATCCACAGCAGCAACTACACCGAAGTGTTAGGCGTACCGCAGTACGATACTGGCAGTGAGATTCAGCATAAGGATTATGGGGCAACAGCACAGCGTCTTAGGGTTTTCTTACCCGCGGGTTTGCCGATTGGCCCGAATCATGAGCTTGAAATCCGTGGGGTCAAGTACAAGATTTTGCATGCCCCATTCGATTGGGCTATAGGTAGAACCCCATGGTTCCAGCGGCATGCCCCAATGATTGAGGTCATGTGTGAAAGGCGTGATGTTGATGGCTGATAAATTCGCGTTCCGTTTGGATAGTGATGCTATCAATGCGATGCTGCGTGAGAATTTCATGAGTGTGGTTGAGGCTAAGGCTGCGGAGGTTGCGGCTAACGCTAGGGGTATTGCGAACCCTAAAATGCCGGTTGAATCTAGAGGCGAGGTCAATAAATCAGGGCGGCCTGTTGGCCTGGTGACGATCATGCATGCGGGTGGTTTGAACTCGCAAGCGAAGCATGGGACATTAACTAAGGCGGCAACGGCGGCGGGGCTTGATTTGAAACGTTATAGTGGGGGAAAGTAACATGCTGGAGAAAGATAAACGCCTGTTCATGTCTCAGGACGCCACCAAGAAGGTGCGTGAGTTTCTGGCGCAAAACGATGCTTTCAAAAAGCGCACATCAGCAACGCTACCCCTTAAATACTCGCCCCAAAAAAACGGTTGGCATGTCACTGTCCAGTCCGATGGGGTCATTTCCGGCGGTAAGGGTTTCACCGTTGAAGTGGTGCGCGTCACAGTGCATTCATACGATATGCCTTCCGCAACCCGCATCATGCGCGCAATCGACGCAGGCCTAATCTCATTCGGGGGAAGGTGGAAACTAGGGGTGCAAGCCTCAACGAACATCATCACAACACCGGACAGTAAACTTGGGGGATACGTTTCTTCCGCAACATACAATATTTTCGTGAATAGGATTACGTTATGAGCATTAAGCAACGCGACCCGCAAAACGTGAAAACGATCACAGATGCGGTGGTGTACATCAGTTATGCTGATGATCCGAAGGTCAGTAAGAATGGTGTGCTGGATCACACTTGGATGACTTTGGGTATTCTTAAGGATGACCAAGAAATTGATTTGAACCGGGCGATGGAGATTCAGGAAACCAAGGGCCTGGGCATGGGCACCGTGGCTGTTACTGGTAAGCCGGGTTCGGTGGTTCTTAAGGTTTTGGTTCTTGAAGAGAATGATGCTGTGCAATCCGTGCTATGGCCGGACCGCACACGGGGCACTACCCTGTCGAAGCGGATTGATGGGGCTGAGATTCTTTTGCACAGCGCTAAGCTTGCCCGCCCGTTCGTTGCTGTGGAGTACGAGTTTAACGACGGCTCGCACCGTATTCTGGCGTCCCGCACCCGTACCGCGGCTAAGGGCGAGAACCTGAGCAAGGGCCAAGAAGCTTCCGGTACTGAGATTGAGATCAACGTGCTACCGGATACTTTCAAGGCAGTGTTTGAGAAGCTGGACTTTGTGCCTGATGAGAAGCAGGAAATTATTGACCTGGAGCGGTTCACCAACACTTTGCCGAAGGCTGAGAAGATTGTTAAGCTTCCCGCTGCAGCTACTGGCGGTACTTGGAATCTGCGTATCAACTACAATGAAACCAAGGAACTGGCGCACGATGCCGATGCTGCGAAGGTTCAGGAAGCTTTGCGTGAGATTGCGGGCGGTGAGGAAGCTGTTGTTTCTGGCACCAAGGCCGCGGGCTTCACGGTTAAGAGCTTCGAGGGTATCCTTGCTGCTGTTAGCCACCTTGAGGGCACGACTGACCAGATCACGGTTGAGGATACGCCGTAAAATATGGTCACTGTGACATTAATGGGTGATGTAAATACACCACCATTAGTGTCACTGTGATGATAAAAACATGGGGTTCAGGGGCGCACCCAACACCAAGACGCCCCCAATTTTCAACATTTCAATAACTACCTATAGGAAGGTTCACCCCAATGAGCGCAACCCAAAAAGAAGCTGTGGAAGAAACCACCACCGTCGAAATCACCGCCACCCTACGAGGCCAAGAAGTAACCGTCACAATCCCCGCAACCCTCGAAGACATGAGCTTGGATGCTTATGATTCTTTCTGTGATAAACCTGTGGCGGTGTATCGGGATATTCTTTCCCCGGAAGACTGGAACAAGATCAAGGCTACCGGTGCGACGTTGCGCGATTTTCAGAAGCATGTTGTCCCCCTCATTGATAAGGAATGGGGCCTGGCGGGAAAATAGAATTACTCCCCTATATCCGTGAGCATGAGGACCTTGTGGAGCAGGACCTTGCTTTTATGGGTATTGACTATCGTGATTTTTGGCGACCCAAAGGCGGCAAGTCACGGCTCACCCTGAGGCGACTATTGGTGCTGGTAGACGGGCTGGACCGTACCCGGTCTAGGTTTTGGTCGGAAATATTGGATATTGATAGGCTATCAATTGAGGGCTATATTCTTGCCGATATTTTCGCCGCTATCACTTCCGGGGAGCGTCACCCCATGGCAACAATGCGCGAGGGTGCTAGGAAGCAGAAAGCCTTAGAGGAACGTAAGGAACGCTATTTCAGGATCAAGGCCGAGCGGGAACGCAAACTTGCTTTGGCCAAGGGGAAAACTTAACATAACATTTTGCGGGGCAGGCCATTGGTTTGCCCCGTCTTTTTTAATACTTTTATCATTTTAGTGAGGTTAGCATGTCAGCTATCGGTTATGCTTCTCTACCGATCACGGTGTCGTTGCGGGGCATGAATGCGGCTATCAAGAAGCACCTAGAGGACCCTGTGAATAGTGCCGCAACGAAGGCGGGGAAGAAGATTCAGACCGAGCTTACCCTTGGTATTGATGGGTCGGCTAAGGCGTTTGAGCAGGCGAAACGCCGTGAAGCACAAGCCCAGGAAAAAGTCAACCAGGCTATGCAAAAAACTGAGCAAGCCCAGGCTAAGGTTGAGACGAGCACGAAGCGGCTTGAGGCTGCGGAGAAGAACCTTGAGTCGGTGCGTGTCTCACAGAATTCTAAGGTTCAGGATGCTGAGGCTAAACTGCAAACCCTGCGTGATAGTAGTACCGCTACTACGGAGCAGTTGGAGTCTGCGGAGCGTAAGCTTGAGGCGGCTAGGGCTAACCAGGACGCTAAAATTGCCCAAGCGGAGGCGAAGGTTTCCGCTGCTAGGCAGCAACAGTTGGGGTCTGTGAGTGCGCTTGAGGGTGCGGAGACCGCGCTTTCTAATGCCAGGGGTAGGGCTAGTGATGCTGCTGATAATGTGGCGGCTGCGCAGCGCCGTATGGCTGATGCGTCTGATGTTGGTTCCGCAAAAATGCAATCTTTGGGGGCGACGTTTGATAGTGTTGCTGGCCAGGGGGCGGGCTTGTTTGGGCAGTTGGGGAAGGTTTCTGGCCTGTTGGCTGCTGGTTTGGGGCTTGCTGGTGGCGTGGGTTTCCTGAGCGAAGCCATTAAGGAAGGTCGGGAATTTGATGGGGTGCTAGGTTCCCTTGGTGCCGTCACCGGGTCTACCGCAGAGCAGTTGGCGAAGGTGAAGCAGCATGCTAAGGATTTGGGTAACGATGAGTCCCTTGCTGGTACTTCCGCAGCATCAGCTGCTGACGCGATGCTCGCTTTGGCTAAGGGTGGTATGGATGTTTCACAGGCTATGGATGCGGCTAAGGGTTCGATTCAGCTTGCTGGTGCTGCCCAGATCAGTGCTGGTGACGCCGCGGATTTGCAGGTTGCGGCACTGAACAGTTTCCATTTGGCCGCGGATCAGGCGACACGTGTTGCGGACGTGCTTGCAAACACCGCAAACAATACGGCAACCACCGTGACTGACCTGGGTGAGGCCCTGAAAATGGCGGCACCCACCGCCGCAACCCTTGGGGTTTCCTTAGAAGACACTAATACATACATCGGTCTTTTCGCTAACCAAGGCGTCAAAGGCACCATGGCAGGTACCGCCATGCGGTCCGCTTTGCTGTCTCTTACATCACCTTCTAAGCAAGCCGCAAAAGCCCTAGAAAACATGGGCATTCAGGCATTTGACGCCGATGGTAAGTTTGTTGGGCTGAGAGAAATCACAATCCAGTTGCACGACGCGCAAGAACGCATGGGTGAATCCGCGTTCCTTGCCGAAGCATCAACCGCATTCGGGCGCGAAGCCGTGTCATTCGCCACCACCGCGGCCAGTAGCGGGGTAGAGGCGTTTGATAACCTACGTGGAAAAATGGATGCGGTTGGTACCGCTGGTGAAACCGCGGGGGCGAAGCTTGGCGGGTTGAATGGCGCCATGGAACGCTGGGATAATGCCTTGTCAGATGCTAAATTGCGCATCTATGAGGTAATCGCCCCGCATCTTGAGGTGTGGATGGATCAATTGGGAAAGTCTGTTGGTAGCGTTGCTGAAGCTTTCTCTAAAACGGTTGAGTGGATTCGCCAGCATAATGAGCTTGTGGGCACTATCGCGGCTATGATTGGTGGCGTGATTGGTGCTTACACCATGCTGAAAGCGGTTCAGGCCGGGGTGTGGGCTGTTGGTGCTATCAGGAATTTCATGGTTTTACTTCAGGCGATGCCTGCCCTGCTAGCCGCACAGCGGGCCGGAACCTTGGCGGCCACAGCCGCTAACCTGGGGTTGACTGGCAGTTTCACAGGGTTGAACGCGGTCATGGCCATGAACCCGTTTATTGCATTGGGCTTGGCTATTGCCGCCGTGGTTGCCGGCCTGGTGTATTTTTTCACCCAAACCGAAACCGGTAAACGCCTTTGGGGTGAGTTCACAGACTTTCTTAAGAATGCTTGGGAAGGCGTCAAGGAAGGCTTGGCCAATATTGGGCAGTGGTTTAGTGAGAAATGGCAGGCCGCCACCGAAGGCCTATCCTCACTAAAAGACAAGGTCACCAACACTTTCAACGAACTAGCGGGGCCTGTGAAAGACTTTGCTGGCAATGTTGGCACGTGGCTGAGTGAGGGTTGGGAAAACCTCAAAACCGGGGCTGGTGTGTTCAAGGACATCATCGGGGACGCCATTAGCAAAGGCTGGGAAAATGTTAAGGATATTTTCAGTGCCAGCATCGACACCGTGAAAGAAGTGTTTTCCGGCTTCTTCGTAGCCCTGGTGGATATTGTTACCGGTAACTGGGAGGATGTGCCCAAAGCGTTTGGCCGCATGTGGGACCACATTAAGGAAATTTGGGGCGAGGCCGGGGAGAACATTAAGAACCGGTTTAATGAGTTTGCAGAGAATGTGAAGGGCAAGCTGGGGGCGTTCAAAGACGCGGCTGTGAATAAGATTAAGAACATGTGGGGGGATATTGTTCAGGGCTTCCATGCTGGTGTGGCCAAGGTGATTATCACGGTCACTGGCTGGAAGAACCAGTTTCTGACGCATCTTGCGGAGATGATTAGCAAAGGCCTGAAGTTTGCTTCCGAGTTCCCGGATAAGCTTAAGAATTTCTTTGCTAAAGCGGGGGCCTGGCTGGTCAACGCTGGTATTAATATTTTCACGGGCTTGTTGAATGGTTTGCGCGAGGGCTTCGCTAAGGTCATGAACTGGCTGGATGAGAAGGTTTCCGCTATCCAGGACAAAGTTTCCAGTGTAGCATCTTCGGCTTTCAGTATCAACACTGAGGGGTCCCGTCACGCTAATGGGGGTATTGTCGGGTATGCCCGTGGCGGTTTAGCGTTTGCTAAGGGTGGTGAGAATCACACTGCGACGATTGCAGCACCCGGGGAGTGGCGCGTGTGGGCTGAACCGGAAACCGGTGGTGAGGCGTATATTCCGTTGGCGCCTGCTAAGCGGGCACGGTCTACCGCTATCCTGAGTAGGGTTGCTGATATTTTCGGCATGCGGTTGCAGGACAAGGCCACTGGCATGCCTGTGCAACCTACTTACACCGGGAATATTTATGGGGGCCAAAAGTTTGCCGAGGGTGGTGTTACCGGCCGTGACCTGGTAAGGTTTGCCCAGGGCTATTCCGTGAAGGGCTATCAGGCTTCCCGCCCGCTTGAGGGGGCACCGTATGTGTGGGGTGGCTCAAACTGGGGTGACTGTTCCGGCGCGATGAGCGCTTTCGCTGCCCTGGCTGCTGGCATAAACCCATTCCCCCGGAAGTTTGCTACCGGGAATCAGGGCGACTGGGGCGCTTCTCATGGTTTCCACAGGGGTGTTGGTGGCGCTAACACGTTCACCATGTGGTGGTTCAATGGCGGCCCGTGGGGTGGGCACACTGTTGGTAAAATCGACTATGGTTCCGGTAGTGTGTTTGTTGAAATGGGTGGCCAGCGGGGTAATGGCCAACTGGGGGGCATGGCCGGCGCTAACCTGTCCCAGTTCACTGATGCAATGTTTATTAGGTTGCGTGGTGGCGGCCCACAGTATTCTGCTGAAAAGTTCGAGGAAACCCTAGACCGTTTCGACGGCCTACCAGGCAAGATTGATGGCATCACCTATAGCCCCGATAGTGGTGGGTTCACCCTGGATTCGGGTGTCGCAACTACCCGTAGCGGGGATTCCACAGGTTCGGGTACCCCCGGCTGGGGGTCGGCTGCTGAGCTGCATAAGGCTTTGGCGAAGTTTTATGGCTTACAGGAAACTAAGAAGGGCACTGCGCTTACTGGTAGTGGCAACGAGTACACGGGTAGTGGGGTTGCTGGACCCAAAGAATTGGGTGACCCGCTCACCCTTGACCCTGATAAGGACGTGCCGTACGGTCAGCAGGGTAAGAAACATAGCGGCTGGGGCCATGATTATTTCGTTCACGAAATTTCCCGGCGCGCAAAAGATTACTCACTTTCTTCTAAGGGTGCAATGATCGGCGTTGCCACCGCTTTGGTGGAGTCCGGCGACCCCCTGAAAATGTTTGCAAATGCTAAGGTTCCCGGATCGTTGGCGTTCCGTCACGACGCGGTTGGTTCGGATCATGATTCGGTTGGTTTGTTCCAGCAGCGCCAAGCCGGTTGGGGTACCCTTGCGGAACGCATGGACCCCTACAAATCCGCTGGCCTGTTCTATAAGGCCATGCTATCGAAGTTCCCGGGGTGGGAGGCAATGTCACCGGGTGCTGTGGCGCAGGGTGTTCAGGTGTCCGCGTTCCCCACACGGTACGCAACGAAAATGGACAGGGCGTTATCCCTGGTTAAGGGCACCGGCTTGTATGATAATGGTGGTTGGTTGCCTTCTGGCGGTATGGCAGTGAACCTGTCCGGTAAGCCGGAACGTGTGCTAACTCACCAAGAGTTCCTAGGCCTTGACCATTTGGCTAACTCGATTGATAGTTTGGTCAGTAAAATGGAGCCCATTGTTGAACGCATCGGCTCACAGTGGGAGGAACGCCGTGCCGACTACGAGGGCGACTTCCTGGGGTCCGCACAGATTGTTCAGGATGCTGAGCAGGGCTTGGCTGAAACCCGGCGCCAGGTTGTGGACAACACGAAGGCGGAGAAGGAAGCCTTAGAAGAGGTTGAGAAAGCCCGCAAGGAATACCAAGAAGCCGAGGCCAAGGGGGCGAAAGTTTCCACAGCCTCGGCTAGGAAGATTCAGGATGCCGAAACAGCGCTGGCCCGTGCACGATCCTCGAAAGCTAAGAATAAGGCTGAGAAGATTGCTGATGCGGAGAAGCGTCTGGCTAGGGCACGTGAGGACGCCGCGGCTTCGATTGATAAATCCGATAATAAGAATGCTGAGGAACAGAAGAAAAAGCTTGAGGCTTTGAATAAAGCTGAGGATAAGCTTGCTAAAGTTCGTAAGCAAAACGGTGACGCTTTGAAGCAGATCGAGGTTGCGGAGCGCACTGTGATGGCGGCACGTATCCAAGCAATACGTGATCTTATCACCGCGGCACAGACTGAACTCAACACCATGATTGGGGCGTTTGCCCTGGTTGCGGGGGTTGTTTCCGAAGCCCACGACACGGTGCAGAAGACGCGGAAGGAAGTTCGGAAGCTCAAGTATGATTTGACGCAGGCGATGTTTACCGCAACGCAGGCGGCTATCGCCCTGAGAAATGCGGAGTTCAACCTTGCGCAAGTGCGTGCCACGGGTGCCGTGAATCAGGCAAAGGCGCTTGAAGCGTTGGACAAGGCAAGGCTTGAGGCGAACAGGCAAATGTACGACCAATTCGGTTTCGCTATTGATCGGTACATTGAGAAGGGCACTGGGGCTTGGGGCACGGTCGCGGGTGAGGCACAGCGTCGCACGAATCAGGTTCGGGCTGCGGAGTGGGAACTTCGCCGTGTACAGGCTGAGAATGCTCTTCAGCAGCACACTGCTATGATGCAGGCGAAGGATGCGGCTTTTGCGGCTGCTGAGGCTACTTTGAACCAGGCTAAGGCTGCTGAGCTGCTGAAACTGTCTACCCAAAAGTTGCAGGTGCAGGCGGCTAAACTGTATGGCCTTGACACCCCGGGCTTGTCTGGGGCGCAGAAGGGTTTGCAGGGTTTGCAGAAGGGCGCTAGCGGCCTGATGGGTGTGCTTGGCGGCCTAGTATCAGCGGGCCTTGGCTTCTACACTGGTAACATCGCTACCGGTGTGGGTGGGGCACTCACTGCAATTAAGAGTATTGGTGATATTTTCACAGGGTTTCATGCACTCAAAGCCAACAAGGACGAGACCGGCAAGGTTTTCAAAGGCCTGTCGCTTGGTAAGAAATTGTCCTTAGGTTTGGCAACACTGCTTGGCGGGGCTGCTGCGGCTGGTGGTGCTGTGGCCGGTGTGAACGGCTACGGGGTTGATGCTGCCACGGGCGGGGCTAAGGTCGGTTCTGAGATTATTAATTCAGCTTTCGGCACGATTGCTGAGAATATGAAAACCGACATGGAACGCCTAAACCTGGAGTTCCAGCGCCGTCAGGAAGCATTGCAGAATGACTATGCGTCACGTTTGCAAAACATTCAGAACGAACGCGAGTACAACAAAACCGCTGGTGAGCTGCGCAAAACAGAGCTGAGTAAACTTGTTGAGCTTGCAAGCATTAACAAGCAGATTCAGGAAGCCACGTCGAAAGAGACCGTGGAAGCGTTGAAGCATCTGGCTGATGTGACGGAGCAGCAGCGCAATTCTGAGCTGCGTTTGCATAAGGACACGATCCGTGATTTGCGTTTGGCTTTGCGTCAGTCGGGTGCTGAGGCTGAGCATGCGGCTGCGGAGTCGGAGCGCGTGGGTAATAAGCGTGCTACCGTGACCGTGAATCTACCTTCGGATAAAACCGCTTATAGCGCCGATGAGGTCAAGGCGCTTTTGGAGCAGATCAGTAAATCGCAGGCGGATTTGGATTTGCGTGTGCGCGAGATCGAGGATGAGAAGAAGCCGAACGCTTGGGATTTTCAGCGGTCTTTGCGCAAGGCGGACTGATTGTGATTTAGCCCACTCGCTAGCTTGCCGTGTGGGTGCCTAACGGGACGGGGTTGGGGTGATTGTTCATTCCCGACGGTTGCCCCGACTACCGCCCCGCTAGACGCTTTAAACAGCGTTTCCCCTGGTGGGCAATACCGCTACGGTTTGGACATAAGAAAAACACCCCCTGATATTTGGGGGTGTTTTTACGATGCGAGAAGAGGGGAGAGAATGCTTTTACTTACCTTCCTTCAGTGCCTCCTTAATCCGCTCAATTAAGGTAGCTTCTTTGATGTAGAAGCGGGCGCGGTCATTGATTTTTACATGCACCTCACCATCGGCATCAATCCAGGCTTTCATGGCTTTCAAAGATTTGCCTGTGTTGTTGCTCACTTTTTTACCATCGAGTTCCGCGTAGCAGATGTTGCCTGTGCCGTAGTAGCCGAGTTCAACCCCCACGGCTTCCAGCCAGTTGTTGAGGTAGATGCGGGTTTCCCCCGTGCTGGGGTGCACCCATTCTTTACCGGTGATGCCGTTGGGGTAGATTGTAATGTTGGCCATGGTGTCCTCCTTGGACTTCAGGCCCCAACACTCTTTGGTTGGGCTTTTCTGTTTCAACCTGATGCTTTTAATTATACACGCCCTGACCCGCGTGTCAAACCGTGCCCGTGTGATGCTGAACACGTTTTGTTGTAGCATGCTATAATAGTTTAGTTTTGACCCCTAACGTTTGGAGGTAGCATGCTATCGGCATCTCTTGGTTCCTTAGGTTTTATTAAGCCTGATCTTGAACACATGAAAAACAATCCAGATAACAGCAACTGGGTGTACCGTGACTACACCCTAGTTGAGGAAAGTGTCCAGGGCATGGTTGGTGAGTTTGAGGACACTGTGCAAAACCCGGTAAACGGCCTTGGGCAGGTGTACAAAGGGCACCGCATTAAGCCGTTCACCGGGGAATTCACCCTATCAATCACCCCCGGCCCCGCCAAAACCGGGGAAGCAAGTTTGCGTAACTCTTTCTTAAGGTTGTATAACGAGGTGCAGCCGGGCAAGGCTTTCATTTTCAACGTACATAACGCACCGTTCGTCACCTCCTACGGGCAAGGCCAGGACAAGTTCTACAACGCAACCTACAGTGCGCGTTTGCGCACCACCCGTTCACTAGCGTGGCCGAACCCTGACCCGCAAGATTTTGACCAGGATAACATTAAGGTTGTTGTGCCCGTGATCTGCGATGATGGTTTTTGGTTCCAGGCCAAAAGCGTCTACCCCAAATTGCAAAATGGGGTGCAGGTGGCAAGTTTCCAGCGCAAGTCAAACATTCCTTCCGGTTTTAAGGTGACTCTCAGGTTTAAACGGAATGAGACCACCAGCTTTAAGGGTGTGTGGCGGGGCACCGGCCTGGATTTTCTTAACCTAAACTTAGAAGCGGGCGACTTTGAGGGGCTTGCTTACATCAATTTTGATCTTGGCGGGGCCCCCGTAGTCCGTCGCGTCGGCAGTGGGCAGGTCGTTAAATCCCTCACTGACCAGCTGAAACCACAGGATTATGCACATTTGCAGTCCCCAGCCGGTGATGTGGTGCGTTTCACAGGCAATTTCGACTATAGGATTGATTACGAGGAACGCTACCTGGTGCCGTGGGGTGGGGACGAAGGCTAAGAAATGGCTGAGGCAGTGACCACCATGGAGGGGTGGAAAAAATGGTTTGCCCTACGGGGCAGCGTAATCAGGCAGCGGGGCGTGTATGTTTGCATGTGCAACGGCAGCGGACAACCTGTTATTGAGCTGGAAAATTATAGTGATCTTTCCTATAATTTCCAACACAACCAACCCGGTACCGCTAGCGTCACCGTCGGTGTTGATTTGGAGTATTCGGAACGGGGTTTCTTCGCCCCCCCACCTGGTAGCGAACACGATATCCAAATTTTTGGTGAGCTAATGCACGACCATTTAAAGATGCTACTTATTGATACGGGGGATGTGCGATGGTTCGGGAAGATCAAAATGGCGAAGTTCACCACCCGAAACAACAGGTTTGATTCGGTCACGATTGAGGCCCTGGAATACTTGGATGTGTTGGGGGAAATGCCCGCCGTTTCAGACCGTAAAGCCTGGTCAGAGACTAAGAATGAAAAGATTAAAGACAACATTCACACACTGAAATCCCCCCGCGAGTACACTCTGAAACTCTTTAGGTCGGGCAACCAGGTGGACGGGTTCACCGTGATAGGTAAGGCCGATGAGGCGGTCGCTAAACTAATCCAGGAAAACGCTTCTCTCATCTACCGGACCGAGGGGTACACCGGGCCACCATTCCTTTGCCGTCGGGTGGAAACCGGGTTGGACTCACCCGAGATCACCATCACCCTGGCGGAGGATACAATGGCTAACACTATCAAAGACGTCTTGGAGTTTGCTAACATTAACCTGTTTCTAAGAGTAGCGTACCCGTGTGAAACACTGGACGCTAGCGTGTGGGGCAGGACACAGGTGGGAACGGTTTTCCCGGTGCCATATATTTTCGTTTCACAGGGGGAGGATGCTAAGAATGCCTAAGGTTAATAAAATCGTCACCCCTAATAGCATGGAGTTTGTTGTCACCTACCCGACGGCTACACGCCTGTACGGTGCATGGTCGGTGACTTACCCTGATGGTGTTTCATTGTCGGAGGACCAGCGGAAACGTTCCGTGTATGTGTATCCGCTTGAGAATGATTTGGGCAACGGGCTTTTTATTCAGGCGTTTCTTAAGTCGGATATTAGTATTAATATTCCGGCGGGCATAACGGATATTGCGCAGGTGATTGATGGGGCGGAGAAAGCTAATGAGATGACCACTACTTTCACCCGTGATATTGAGGGCCTGGAAGTTGGTACCGCTGCTGATGTTTCCCCTGGTGATGTGGTTGATGTGATGGTGGGGCCTGGGATGTTTCGTGAAGCAAAAGTGTCCGGTATCGAGTTTGTGGCCACCCCCACCGGCGTGGTGCGGAAGATCAAAATTTCTAAGGACATTCTTAACCGCAACGAGAAGCTGCTGAAACACCAGTCGGACACGTGGCTGCGCATCATTGACGAGCGGAAACGCGCGGGGGCTAACCTCACAGCCCTTGAGGCGTACATGAAATCAAAATTTGGGGTTGACCTGGTGTACGATTTTGAGTTCAAGCACCCCAATATGGGGTCAATGGATACGAAATATGAGGTGGCTATCAACCCTGACGGCAAAATTGATGACCAGCCGACACTCACCGTGGAATGCAAAGCTAAGAAAAAACACCCATGGGGCAGGATGATAGCGGTGCTGCAAGACGCCGACACGGGGGAAACCTACGCGGGCCGGGGGCTTTCACTACGGTCTGATGAATTTTGGATGTGCTTTGCCACGGGGTGGGTCGGCGACCCACATAATATTAAGAATGGTAGGTGTTACCTATTTTTCAAGGCAACGGATGACTGATTAAGGGGTGATGTGATTGTCAACAATTATTGATTATTCGGCGGGTGTGCCAAGCGCCGCCGATGTTAAAAACGCTGGCCATGTGGGTGCCGTGCGGTATGTGTCACAGCCGCGGGAGGCGTGGATGCGGGGCAAGCCGATTGGTAAGGGGGAGCTTGACGACTTCTACCGCAACGGCCTGTCAATAGCTTTCGTGTATCAGTACGGGAAGGAACACGATTCGGATATTAAGCGCGGCTACGCCGGGGGCGTGTCTGATGCGACCGCGGTTTTGCAGCATTTGCAAAGCCTAGGGCGCGGGGATGCTGCTTGCTTCTTCGCCGTGGATTATAATATTTCTCTCAGCGAATGGAACAGTTTTGGTGTTGAATACTTCCGTGGTGTGAACGATATTCTTGGGATTGCGCGCACTGGAATATATGGGCATTCGCGTGTAATATCTTGGGCTGTTGAGGATGGTGTCATTGCTGATTGTGGCGAAGGGCATTTCTTGGCTTGGCAGACCGCGGCATGGAGTGGTGGCGAGCTAGCACCCGAGGCCGTGTTGTTCCAAAAAATCGGCACCGTGACCGTGGGTGGTGTGCAGTGTGATGTTAACGAAATCCTATGGCACGAGTGGGGGCAAACGAACGCTACTGGAACCCCGCATACGCAACTGACGCAACCCATGACCGAAGAAATACCGGAAGACGCCAGCACTGATATTATGCCGATACAACCAAACCCCAACCACTACGGTGACCCGTTGTTCATGCCCGAAGTTTTACGCGCTTTCGGCGTTGACGTGCAAGAACTCGATGGTTGGCGAGAGTGGGGCATGGGGGACTTCACGAAGATTTGGGGTGTGGCGGTGCACCACACTGGTGCTAATAATACTTCGGCGGAATATATTGCTAGGAACCCCGGCTTGGAGAATGGGCTGTCTTCTCAGATTCATTTAAGCCGCACACCCCCCTACACTGCCACGATTTGCGGGGCTGGTGTGGCCTGGCACTTGGGCAGGGGATCATACCCAGGCTTGCCCACTAATAACGCGAACCCATATATGATCGGTATCGAACCCCAGTCGGATGGGGTTTCACCGTGGCCGGATAACATGTTGGACACCTACCACCGCATAGTGGCCGCGTTGCTGTGGTATTTGGGTTTGGATTCCAGCCGCTGCATAGCCCACTGGGAGTACTCATATTATGCGCAGGGCAAGTGGGACCCCGGCGCGGGTGATGGTGTCCCGGGCCATATGATGGATATGGACGAGTTCCGTGCAAATGTTCAGAAATATATTGATAACCCACCTTTTGGGAAAGGGGAGCTTATGGGTGTTTTAGACGCACGCTTTAAATCGCGGGTGCCTGGTAGCGAATGGGAAGGAACCCTACGGGACTTCATTATCAACACCAACGCGCACGCATACATGGGTATGGAGTCTGCCCAGCGTAATGGGGATAAGCTGGATAAGCTTATCGAACTCACAGAAAAGCAGAACGAGCTTCTGCAAAACATTATCAACCGGATTCGGTAAGAAAGGAAAAGCTTATGGCTTTCAATAATCAAACCGCGGACGTCCTCAACCAGGCCCTGCGGAATATTGCTGCTAAGCAGTCTCTCAGCAAGCGCAAGGCCAACACCGTGACCGCGGCTTTCGGTAGCGCCCTGCTGATTGTGGCGGTGGTACTGACCGGTGTGTTTGCGCACCACACGAACCTACCTGCCTACACTGAGCAGATCGTCCCGATCATTCTTAGTGTTCTCACAGTGTTGGGCGTGTCTCGCACCCCTAACGGTGTGACTGATAGTGTGGTGGACAAAATCAATGATGAGCTATTCAACATCATTGATGACACGGAGGCGGGCAAGTCCCATAATCGGGTTGTTGCCCCCGCGGTGATTGAGGCACCGGAAAAGTAGTATTTGAGCAGTGATGATTGCCCCAGCCTATATGGGTTGGGGCTTTTCATAATACCCGAAAGGTAGAACATATGATAGCCGAACTGACGGCGTTGAGCGCAGCCCTAGCCACTGCAGTAACCGCCCTAATAGCAGCATGGATGAAAGCAAAAACCGATAACCAAAACCTTAAAAAAAGCGAAATCGAACGCATGGATCAACGCATCACTAGCCTATCAGACCAGGTAAACATATTGGAGAAGCGCATTGATGAGGAACGCGACCGACGCCACGCTATCGAGGATATAGCGTCACGCTTGCACAGGGCACTGGAGCGGGCTATAAGCGTTATAGATAGACTGCTGAGTATACATAGGGCGAATGATATACCTGACGATGAGCTTATAAACGTACAGGTCAAACAGCTTCGCCAAATCAACAGCACCCTAGACGACGACCAATAACATCACAGTGACATTATTGGCGCATATAAAAACACCCCCGGCTTTTAACACCGGGGGCCATTTTTCATGCCTCACTTATAGAAAAATTCAGCTTCCGCTTTGAACCTCCTAAACGCCTCATCATGGGGGTGGTTGATGGTGCCGTCCAAAACCAGATTCACAAACCGCATACCCGTTTTCACCAGGCTGTCGATAAGCTCATTATCACGGGGTACCGTCATGGTGGTGATCCTACCCGGGTGGAAACCATCGAACGATTCCAAACGCTCCTCAACCACGAACAAGCACTTTTCCGCATCGGTGATAAGCATTTCCCATTGGCACTGACGCATGTAGTTTTTCGGCATGTGCGCCACATCATCAAAGAAACGCTTCGTACCAGCGGTTTTGATCTGCACCGTGGCATTCTTGCTGGGGATGAGGCCGTCTGGTGTGGCGGCAAACAGCGGGTGTACTGTGGATACTAAAAGGTTTGTGTTATGTTCAACCGGAATCCAAGCCCCTAATAGTTTCTCCACAATAACCGGCTCCCGAATGTTGCCCCACTCCGTGTACTCATTCCCCCGGAAGGGGGGTGAGTCGCCCCATTTTTCCTCACCAAGATTCACCATGGCCTTGACGGCTTTCGGGCCAAGCTTCGCAACCTCACTGGCGGTCAAGTACGATTTTCTTAGCTTTAACCAAGCCGCCCGGCTTTCGTGACTTAATGACGAATACTTCACAATCCCTCCCCAAACTGTCTTTGAAAGGCTTTCCGTAAACGCTGAACTGCTTGGCGTACCACCGCAGACTGTAGCCGTCCGACATGTGCAACCTGTGGAATCTTGCGAGTTCATCAGCGGCATACACCATGCTGTCAAGAATCATTTTATTCTCTTCAACCGTCATGGACTTAGGCTTTGTTAAGAGTTTCATTAGCTCATTATCCACACCATACACCCGTAGCACATGTGTCCAACCATCACGGCTATAGAAACCGGAAAGCATGCGGGCACCGTGGTGCCGTAAAACTTTATCGTACCAAACAATCTTATCATGGAGTAGCATACGCCCCTAGCCTTCCCAGGCCCTTCTGGGGCAGTAACCGCAGAAGATAAGTATTATCCCCCTGACGCTCCCAGTTGGCATTTTCGTTTTCCTTTCCAAAAATATCACCCCCGCAGTGTTGCCTGCCCTAGCCTCAAACCCCACCCCCACAAAGGGGGCTAATCGTTAAACTTCTTCTTCCCCTTCCTCGGCTTCGTCTTCAGCACGCCACTCCGCTATCTGCTTCTCCCAACCCTTCACGAACGGCTCGAACATTTGTTCACGCCAGCCTGGGAAAATTTTATCCAGAAGCGTCACATGGCTGCTGTGGCGGGCGGTGTCCAACCGCACATCATGCACCCGGCTATCACCAGGCCCGAACTTATCACCAAACAGTAGGAACCGCGATTCGCCCGAACCCGTGTCGTAGCTCATATCCACCCACACGGTTGACCCACCAGGCCATTCTAGCTCATAATAACTAGTGGCCAACGCATCATAAACATTTTCATTATTCGCATAAAATGTTCGATTATATTCATGGACATCAACATCATTATTGATAGGCAAGCGCAGATTACGGATATCGCAAGCATCGAGCATTTGCAAAAACTTGCGATGATCGCCACGCACGCTTTCCTTCAGGCCTACATAAACGCCATCACCAACAACCTCCGTGACCTCAAGATACGACTTCAAGGCGTGCACGGAAATGTATTTCACATCATCACCAATGATAGGGCGGATTTGTTCCTCCACCAAATCATCTGGATCATCAAACCAATCTTCCGGTATCGGGAACCAATCTTCAACACTTGACATTTTATTCGCCTCCATCAATATTATTCTTAATATATTCATCAAGCCGGTCACGCAACCGGTCAACCATGAACCGCCACGATGTGACCAAAATCCCATCAAAATGGTCACCATGGGAATGAAACTCCTCAGACCACATCAGGCGGCTGGGCTTAAAATCCTCACCAATACGGGTATGAATATCGCCCCACCGGTCAACCACAATATCCTGATCCCCCCACAGGCTGTGGAAAACCGCAGCCAGCATCACATCATCGCCGTGCTGAACGGGCTCCCAATCCAAATCAAACACATTGATTTTCGCAAAACGTGACCGGAGCAGGGGTTTCACCGCTTTCACCCAATCGGGGTCATGTCGGTCACCATCAGCAAGGCTAGTATCAGCAATGAGCTCTGCAACGCCACGCAAATCATAATCCGAAGGCATGAACTGCCGTGGGTCACGGATCACATAATCGGCTAGGCGCCGCTCAATTTCTGGGATTGTAGCCATAATGTTATCCTCACTTTTCCGGTTCGGGGGCAACCAGTGGCCACCCCCGTTCCGAAAATTGTTTTTAGTAGTCCAGGTCACCGTTGGGGTCGAGGGCTTCCAGCATCACTTTCGCATGGGCCACCTCCGCATCGGTGTAATCCTCGGGGTATTCCAGGATAGCGCTATGAACCTGGGCTGCAGCGATTTTCAGGCATTCCTCAGCCTTGGGGAACAAGCGCAGCAAATCTTGCATTTCCTCATCGCCCGGCTTCGTGGACACGAACCATTCGTAGTGTACGTAATCACCCCAGCGCTGCCCTTCAATGCCGAGGACGAAACGGCCAGTCAGGTGATCTGGGGCGTCGGTGTAGTCGATACCGGTTTCAAACGACACGCCAGCATTCAAGCCCTCGCCGATTTGCTTTTCAAAGGCCCCATAGCCGAAAACATCAACCGCGGGGGAATCCTCATACACAACCGAAAAGCTGTAGAAGTCTTCGCCCTCAAAAACCTTACGGATCAGGCCCTCGATGGTACGGATCAGGCCCTCGATGGTGGCGGGTGCCTGATTTTGGTACTGTGCTTGCATGGTGGTCCTCCTTGAACCTTAGGGCACCAACCCTTGTGGCTGGTCTTTTCTGTTTTACCCTATGCCCCTATTATACAGTGTGGCTTGCCCCGGCGTCAAACCCCCACGCCGTGTTTTACATCACATCATTTTCCAACAGCTCCGTGAGCTCCCCTTTTTTGGCCAGGTATGCGCGCCGATAGTGTGTGCGTGCTTTTTCCCCTAGGGTTTGGTTTTCCCAGCGGGCTTCCATCTGCCAAAGATTGAGGGTTTCGCACACGTATTCGATACGTGTGTTGCGCGCGGACTTGCGAATGAACTTGATTTGTGATTGGGGGTTCCAGTCCAAACCATCGAACAACCATTCGATCGTATCCATGTCGCGCTGGTCATTCAGCAGGATTGACCCTAGCACAGTGATCCCGCTGGGGTTTTCCTCCCGTAGTGTGGCTTCGATCACAACCGGGTGATTGTTAGTATCGGTGGAACCCCACGGGAAGTCGTATAGCACATTCACTGACAGGGACAGTTTGCCCTGGGTAGCAAAAACACTGCCTTCCCAGCGGTCGACACCGCGGAGCCCGCGCCACCACGCTTCGGTGACTTCGGGGGCAATGGTTTGCCCGCATGTGAGCATGAAACCCTTGATTACTTCAAGGTCGTCTTGGCTGTTTTCCACCTTCACT